GGATCTGCTTGATATCTTGGCATTATTTACCTCCCCACGAGCTTCGTTTTACCCAAATATCAAAAAGGATATCGGATACTTCTTTTCTTATTTGTTTCTTTATCTGTTTAATTTCATCTGTAGATAAAGCTTCATCAACAAACTTATATCCAGTTTGTTTTTCTAAATTCTTTTTTTTCTTCCTACTTGTCTTACCAAAAGCATTAGGTGTTTCATATCCAGCAATATCACCAGTAGTAGTTATCTCTTTTAACTTCTTCTTAAATAAACTACTTGCCAATTCCTTAACTATGGAATCAAACTTTGTCGAGTTCTTTATCGAGTTCATAGTATCTCAGAAGTTGAACAACTGAATTATCATCAGTTTGTTTTGATTCGTTTAAACAGAACTTATCAACACAGTTGATTGCCTCTTGTAATTTAATTTTTAATACTTTGTCCTTTACTTTCTTTACTTTACCATTTAATTTATTTTTAAGTTTTGGTATTTGTGTTTCTACAAATATAGAAAAGTTATTTGTATTAGAAATATTGCTGATATATTCTTTAAGGACATGTTTTTGTTCATCGGAAAGATTAGTATATTTCTTATTGAATTTTTCCAAAAGTGTTTTATAAGAAAGTATTCTTAAATCTTTATCTTTAAACTCTTCAGGTATATAAGATTTATTTTTCTTATGTTTTAGAGTCGTTACATTTTCTACTATAATAAAATAACTTTCAGTTTTTTCATCAGCACCCATTTCATTAATACCCTCAAATAATTTGTATACAGAAGCAAATACTTTGTATTTTGGTACTTTAGAACTGAATAACTGATTTACATCATAAGATTCCTTTATAGAGGCAATAATATTGTATTTTTCTCTACGAAGAACAGCATTATTTAATCTCCCCCTCTGCCTAATGACTTCTGATAAAAAGAAATCGGCTTTTTTATCCGACTTAAATTTCTTTGTCATAATAAGATTGTATAAAGCTAACTCCTTTCCTATCTCAGTATGTTCATTAAATTGACTTTTAATGATTTTAAGAGCTGGCGACTCCTTTTTTTTGTTCAAAACATCTACGGTGACTTGTCTTAAAAGAAACTCAAAAAGAAGTCCCGTATTCCTTAACTTACTATGCTTAAATTTGCTCATATAATATTCCAAAGTGTTATGATACAATTATTCATATATAAATATAACATAAATTAGATAAAGTGGTAAATTACTCTTTTATTATATTGTCTTCACTTAACATAGATGGTTTCTTTTTAGGAAACTTATCTTTAAGTTGGTCTAAGATACCTTCACGAGCAACAACCGTACTAGCTTTCGATGTGGCAAGAGGTGATTTACCTTTAAAATCTCTCTTTCCATATGACCTATCGACATCTTTCAAACTTTCATGTCCATACTTATCTTCCATATCCTCTCTATCTTTAAACGGGTCTTTTTCACTTCCACCCCATTTACCTTTTCTACTTACTTCAAAATCATCTTCTTCTCCACCTTCTTCTTCAGGTGGTTCTGTAGCAGGATCTCTACCTTCTGTTTCGATTTGTTCTAGTCTAAACTTTTGTTTTGTGTCTTCTACAATACCTTCATAAACATTAATCTTTTGTTCATCACTCAAATCAAAGATATTATCATAAATCCATTTTCTACTAAATAGTTTAGTATCTATTGCCTTTTCTGCGATATCAAGTTGTTGACTCATCAATTCAATCTTTTCTTGTTCATGAATCATCGATGGATTCTGTAGTTCTAATGTAAAATCAATTAAATCAGAATCATCAAATCCTTGTGAGTAAAGATGGACAATACCAATCTTAGTTAATTCACTTACGATAATCTTTTGTAACCTTTCAATTGTACGAGCAAAACGAACATCTTCAGCAGCAAGTGTAGCTTTACCACCACTTAAACCTTCTTCATACCCTAAGAAAGCCTTTGGTATTCTTAAACTAGCCATTAGCTTGTTTCGTAGATATTCAATGTCTTCTATTTGGTCATTATTGGAAAGACCTGGTAATGTGTCAATCTCTGTTCCACTATCTCCACCACGAACAGGTAGAAAGTAATCTTCGGTAACTGACTCTACATTATATTTTAAGTTATACTCACCTGTGGCTTGGTCGATAACAGGTGTCTTCTTCATCTTGTTGATGATTCTTTGCATAAACTGTTCGACTTCTCTTGGTGGTATGTTTCCAACATCGACCTTAAATATTCGTTTTTCGGGCGCTCTCATAATTCTGTGAATCAACATAGCGTCTTCCATCAAAATCAATTGTTTGAATATCTTTCTTCCATTCTCTAACATTGAGCGCCCGTATGGTAAAAAGTTTGTATCGGATAAAACACGAAAATGAGCCATCTCATAATTTTCTTTTATCTCTTTTTTCTCCATGTTTATTTCAAATTGAATAAGTTGTGGATTAGCAGGATCGTGGTCTTCTAATCGTGTGATGTCATAAGCACTAATCGGTTTGATATTTACCACTCCGTACTTATCTACAATATCCAACTGAAGATAGAAGTCACCATACTTGGTCATGTTGCGAATCCAACTCCACAAATTATACTCAATGTTAATTACATCATAATATAAGTTATGTAAAATCTTTTGAACTTTTGTATTCTCACTTTTTACTTTTAAAATTTCTCCCTCAATATTCGTAACCGTACTTTCGTCTGAATATATATCAAGAGCAGAGGCAATAATCGGGTCTTGATCCATTAACTCATAATCTTTGAATAAGTCATGTTTTCTAACCTCATAAGCAGCTCTTCTATTTTGAGCAACCGAATATGGATTAGAATATGTGTTCTGTATCAACCTCTGATATCGGTCAATAAAATTTGATGTCAAACTTGTTTGTGTAAAGTCTAAATCCTTTACCACCAAACGATCATCGTCTGTTTTTCTAATGATTACATTAGATTGAAATAATCTTCCAAGTCTTGTAAATAAATTATCTGCCATGTTTTACCCCAATAGCCAACTTAAATCTTCTTCTTCACCGTTATTAAGTTTTACCTTATACGGATTACTCTTCGGAGCAGATGGTGTCATTACGGTATTATTACCGTTTAGATTACCAATTGCACCAACCAAACTACTCTGAAACTCGTTTCTCTCTGATTGAATACGGATAGCCGTATCCCTTATCCACAGAAGAATAGAATACGACATAACAAGGTCATCGTTATATCCTTCAAGGGCTTCAGTTTTACTATTCTTATATATAAATACAAAAAGTTCATCAATTAATCGTGTAGATTTTATTTTTACCATCTTTTCACGAGTATATTCTTCCATTTTTGCAACAATAAGTGGTTTAGACTTCATTGTTGTAGTAAAACCTGGTATCTTGTTTCTATCTATGCTTCTATATTTGTTTGTATGTTGAATGTCCTCATCTACTATGAGATGATTTTTTTCTTGATAAAAAAGGTTTTCATATCCCCTATCAATAATTGTTTGTAGTGTAGCCCACCCTATATTGTTGTTTTCCACAACAAGTAAAGCATCATTATATTTTGTAGCTAACTCTATAAGAAAGTTACCAAATTCTGTTGTTCCTAACTGACCTTTATATTCCGCAACTTGTTCCATCCCCTCAACATCAAAAACTTGAGCAGTTGAATAGTCTGTTCCATCTCCACGAGCTACATCGGCACTTATTAAATAATTCTTATCATAATTTGGATAATCCCATATCCATAAATTTCTATCAAACCCACTTTTTTCATTTGGTTCACAACACATATTTTCTTTGTACCATTCCAATATAGCAGGATCGACAACAGAACGACCAGAACTTAGAAAGTCAGCGTCACATTCTTGAGCAGCTTTACTTGGACCTAATATCCTATCTTGTTCTGTTCTCCAACTTTGATCTCTATCTGGATGGTCTGTCCAATGAAGTTTAACAGTATTAAATTTATTTAAACCATCGGTAGCATCCATCCAAGTTTTATGAAACCAATTACCCACACCATTAGGTGTAGATATAGCAATACACTTACCACCAGTAGCAAGTGTCTGTTGAGCAGCAGTCCATATCGTATCAATTCTATCAATGAAAGCAGCCTCATCTAAGATTAATAGGGATAGTGCCTCAGAACGACCAGCGGATTCATTAGAAGCAATAGCTTTTATCTGTGAACCATTTTTAAATATCAATGAAAGTTTGTTGTTTTCAACAATAGCAGTTTTCAACCATTGTGGTAATCCTTCATACATAATACGAACTTTTGTTACCAAGTTTTTAGCAGTATCTTTTGCAGTAGCTATACATAAAACATTCTTATCATTATGAAACAACATTAACCAAAGTGAATAAGCAGCAGTTAATGTTGATATACCCAATTGACGAGATTTCAGAATAACATTATAGTCATTTTCCGCATACTCATCTAAGACATCATACTGATAAGGGTAAAGTTTAAATTTTATCTTACCCCTCTGAGGATGTTGTATTACACAAAACTCATTAATAAAGTATGAAGGATCTTTAGCACACTTTAAATAATTTTGTTTTATTGCTTGTTTTAAGTTACTCATATCTTATTTAAACTTTGTTCGTGATTTCCAATGGCTTTTGCTATTGTTTCATCAAAAGGACTATCTGTATTTTCTATATCGTTCATCTCTGACTCATATTCAGCAAGAACAGCTTCCCATCTTTTAGTTTCCATTTCTTTAACCCAATCTTTCCATTTACCTTGTCTTTTTAAATCTACTTCAAAATCTATCTGACAATAATAACATCTACCCATTCTATTATATGTGTCTTGGTCAATTGTTTTAAGAATAAGTTTTTCACAATCACTACATTTATCAAACCCTCTTGGTGGTATTTTAGTAATTTGTTTTCTTTTACCATCTTCTATCTTCCAACTACGACCACGAGCGTCTGTCCACTCTTCGCCCTCTTTTCTCATACTGATACTTTTTGGTGTGTAACCTATTCTTGGAGTTCCTTGTCCACCGACACCAGCAATTAATTTTTTTACTTTTTCTATATTCTTACCCATAACCTATTCCTTAAAATGTCATCAGACCTGTAATTTGATTTATAGGAGCAAATGCACCTGTAAATTTATATGTATTTCCATTATACTTAAACACCAATCCTTCTGTTGGAACGATAGCTTCCAAACCACCAATGGCATTTAACCTATCTAATTGTACTTTTAATCTATTTAATTTTTTTAAGTCACCACCACTTCTTACATTTGAAATAGCAGATTTTAATTTTTTACGAATACTTTGAACCGACTTTGCTGGATTAACAGCCATCCAACCATCCATGTTTTTCATTATCTCAGCACCAACCTCAAAAAATAATTCTTCAAATGGTTTCATATTATCTTTAACCATTCTAGCGTGGTCTAACTTATCTGTTGTTAATACCCAATCTAAAAATTTATCATTATCCATTGTAGCTTTCATATCTCGTACTGAATAAGATTTATCAAAGAAAGCCCATCTCATTGTGAGTCTCTTAAGAATATTTGCAGGCATTTTATATTTAAATTGTTTGGAAGCATTGAAAATATATTCTTCCCAAAATCTCTGATGGTATAAAGCAAGAGTGTCGTTGTCTTTTAAAGCAAACTGACTTTGTAATTTTGACAAACGACCTTGATACTTCTTTTTCATTTTTCCAAAGTCTTGATGTTTAGGGACAGTAATAAAATTTGGTTTGGATATTTTGTAATGTTTTTGAATATGTTGATTGACTTGTTTTATCATACCCTTTAACATTCTTGCACTATCTTTTGCCTGACCTATCACCTTCCCACTATCATCATATTCCATCGCCCCATGAAAAATTAATTCTGTCAAATCATAATTAATTACATTCTCACTAGCAGGCCACATTACCTCTAAACTCATCCATTTTGAACCTTCACCAAAAATCTTAGTTCTTTGTTTATCACTTAAAGCACCAATTGCTTTTGATAAATCCCTTACTGCATATACAAATGCATTTCTAATATCACCACGACCTTTAAATTTACTTTCCACATCTTTTATACCTAAAGCAGTTTCACCTTTGTTTTTTAGTTGTCCTTTGTTACGAGCAGTAATTAATTTACCATCTTTCCAACTTATCATTAAGTTTTGACCATCTGTTTTTTCTGTAACATTATCTTCACGACTTAATTGACCACCCAATCCCAATTCGATAATCTGTTTTAAATCTTTAAATGTTAAATCCTTGTCATCAAATGGATGACTCATGTGTCCGTAAGCTCCCCCCATTAATAATAACTCCTT